TTTTGAAGTTTTCTCCACCTTTATCTAAAGCATTTGATGTTGAGCCCATCATACATTTACCTACAATCCTAGATCCTAGACGTAACGTAGTTTTTGTAACTCGCCAGTTATTCAATATGTTATCAGGTCTTTCCCATTTACCACTTTCATCGTGAGCTAATAACTTTAGCTTTTCACCATCGTAAGAGTTGTCACCTGTATTCTTCCAATCTATAGTGGTGTCCAGCCCCTGTAAATCACGGACTTGCTCATTGGTTTCAAGTTTCCTTCGTGTAAGTTTAGACGCTGGTACTCTATAGGCGAGTTCGGTTTTAGGACGATCCATTCCGTCTTGGATAGGTTTGAAGAAGAACGGATAATTAACACTAATGGGTACGACTTTGTCTGTGAACATTTTTTTAGCGTCTGCACCACTTTTAGATAAGATTCCAAACCTCGAGTCGGAACTAATCGTGGCCAAGTTGACAAGTTCTGAAGATGCCATGAACGAAAAACCACTCCTTCTATTTTTAAGATAACACATACCGTAACACCTGTTATCTGCTTTACACGCTTCCCAGAAGATGAAAAATAATCTGTTTGCTTCTCTAAACTCTGGTGCTCCGACATCGATCTTGGACCACTGCAAGTACATGTAATGAGTACCAGTAATATATACAGGATTGCCATTATTGTAGAAACAAAAACCTTCTTCTCTTCGTTTAAATTCTTCATCTATATAATCGTACCACTTTTCTTTAAACTCCATTGGGTATTCTTCCCAATCAAATCTACTTTTTATTCTTTGTAATTCTTTTGGGTATTCAAATCTTTCCCAATATTGTTTCTTTTTATCTTCGCTTCGTTTATATGGTTCATTTGCTTTTGGTAAAGCAATGCGTAAGTTTTGTATTTCGATGACTGATCCAATAGTACCATTTTTACTTATACAAACAAAATCATACTCAGCATTATAACCATACTCCCATTTTTTATATCTATTTTGTTTTTTAAGATATTTAGGATTTATAACATCTGGTATTTCTTTCCAAAGAGTTTGAGTATAACTCATTTACTCCTCCCTTCAGCAAAACCTTTAAATGCTCTTTCTTCTTTCTTCTCTTTTACTACCCCATTTAAAATATTTTCTTCTTCCTCAATACGTTGTAATATTTCAAAAGCATCCATTATACAAAGCTTCTTAGTTGCTGCTGCGTTTTTAAGTCTGTCAGCAGATACATCATCTTCAGTGTGAGTAATAATTTTCTCCTCAGCTACTTTGATAAGCTCATTTACTGCTTTTCGCCCAGCTTGGATTATATTCTTTCTCGTTTCCTTTGTGTCCATGATTTATAAGGATATCTTTTGATTTCATACAATATAATAATTTTCCGTCTATCACAAATTCCCACTCACGTAAACTAGGGAAACTCACTAAGTCTCCCTCATTTACGTTTAAATCTTGTAAAGTTTTATTTCCATATTTTAATATACCTATATTTTTCCTAGCCTTTTCTCCAAGCGTTTCAGAAATTATTGGTTGTACAAAGCACCTATCTAAAAACGAGTGACGTTTGTTTTTCCTCTCATATAAGTATATTTGATCAGCCCCACAAAAATATAAATCATCTTTAAAATATGATCTACTATTTTGTTGCTTACCCTTCATGTTATAAAACTTTCTAAATACATTATGGTGAACATAAACAATATCTCCTTTTTTAATAGGTAAGTCGTATGCTTTTGGAACTGCTACAACTTTAGCTTTTTTATTTACAGCTTTAAAAGTTTCTATACTTGTATTTAGTATTAGTTCTTTATCACCTATTTTTTTTGAGTTATTATATCTTTCACCTAATGGTTCTATAATATAGTCGTATATACTATTCACTATATTGTAAATCAAATTCAACTGCAATAGCCATATTACTGTTAAACTTTTTCCAAGGTAGTGTTTCTTTATTTTTTTGTATATAAACTAAGTATTCACCATTACTCTCTTCAAACAGTATATCAGAAATAGTATGTCCTCCGTAAACTTCTTGACCAACTGAATAATGCATAGCATCATTCTTATAGTCAGATCCAATACTAATTTTTCTTATTTTATTAGACATTATACTGCAGCTACTGGAGTTTCCTCTTCTTCTTCTTTCTCTATGGCAGTATATTCTCCTGTTTCTACATTGATATTTACTTGACCATATTCTGCTTCAAGTACAGATTTAAAATCTTCAACAGCTTTGTTTGTTTCACCAAACTCGTGTAATAGTCCGTGTTTTTGTGCTTCTAAATATCCTACTTGATTTAGGATTTGATTTAGTTTAGCTTGCTGTTCTTGAATTGTTTTTAGATGTTCTTCACTTATTTTATTCATTTTATTAAATTTAATTGTTTGTTTTTATTTATGAGATACTATCCCATTTAGTTACTCTAGTTACAAAATTAGTACCACCAGCTCCCTTTGTAAATACAAATTCATAATAAGGATAGTTGGTATCAGCTGGCGCGTATACTGTCATTCTCATTATATTGTAGAAGTCAAAATCTGTATTTGCATTAGTTAATCCAGATGATACATTTATACTATTACCTCCGCTAGTTGGACTAGCTCCATTTGATTCCCAAGTAAAAGTTACATTACCACTTGCAGGGTTGGTTAATATTTGTATCTGAATATCATCAGTATTTAAGTCGTTTAACTTAATAAAAATATTACCATCATTATATATATCTTGATCAGGTGTATCAGGCAATAATATTAATTCTCCATTAGGGTTTTTCCATCTAATTGAATTTGCTATATAACCACCACCGCTGAACTCACTAATCATTAGAGCTTTATTAGGTGTACCTTCGTCTCCAGCGTAATCTTTTATTTTACCTTTAAACTGAGCATTGCAGTTGCCTTCAAAGATAGCATCTGTAAAGCCTCCAAAATCATTAAAAATATTTATTCGATTATTGGTGTTTGCACTTGATCCAAGTGTCACAGATTGACCAGTAGCTGTTGTAATATTAACATTACTTCCAGATGTACCTTCAATACCAAACTTGGTTCCAGTACCACCTATCTCTATACTCTGTAAAATATTACCATCATTTATCTTTATGATGTTTGTATCGCCAGAAACGTTACGTATTACATTACCTGTATTAACAACATCTTGTAATGTTGGTGTACCTGCTACACTATCTACATAAGCTTTATCAACTAAAGATCTCGCGGTAAAGTTAGCGGAGTAATCAGAATCGTATTCTAAACCTTTGTTACCTACAGCATCATCAACTTTCATGAAGCTTGGGCCAATTTCAATAGTTCTGTTACCAACACCTTGCGTGCTCCACCCTATTGATGATCCATTTACAGTTGCAAAAAGAAATGATGAATTACCACCAGACAAAAGAGATTGCATTGCGACTTGACTTCCTGGTGTTGTTATACCAAAGTTAAGTCTAGCTTCATCACCAAATGCTGAAATAACAGACATTGATGTTTGTTGATTAGTAACACTACTTATTGAACCAGCATTCATTACTTGTTGTAATGTTGATCCTGGAAGACCAGCTGCTAATTCAGCTAATGTCCATCTTCTGTTTTGTCCTGACTCGTATCCTACAACAATTGAGTTAGAATTTGAATTTTGTCCCGACGCAAAACCTACGCCTGAAAATTTTGAATTTGCCATTTATATATTTTTAAGGTGCTGTTTCTAACAGCATTAAATCTGTTGAAGGTTCTAGTTCCATAAATCCACTTCCGTTTTCTAGTTCCATATAAAACGTTACAGTTGGAGGTGTTGGACCTGAAGGTCCTTTTGGCCTTCGTAAATCTACTGTTTTATTTCCTATACCTATAATCATTAGAATAAAACTGAAATATATTGTTTAAGCTCACTAGGACTTGGTGGTTCTTCACCTGCCGCATCTACATTACAAATTGTTAAAGCACTTATAGGCATAAATGTCCCAGCTGGAACATTGTTGTATGTTGTTGTAGTACCACTTTCCATTATTACAGTTATTGCATTTAAATCATAACCTATATATAATGCAGCACCCGGACCTGGTGTTTCGTAGTCGCATTCAGCTTGTTTCTCTCCTCCACAATTTACAGTATATTTAACTTTGTGCATAAATGCATCTTGTGTTTCTATTGGTCCAACATGGCCGTTTATATTTGGATCACCTAAATTTGGCAAAGCATTGATGTAAGCTGTACCCTCTTCACACGTTGAAGCTTGACCATATAAAGGTTTACCAAAATTAGGATCACTAACATCTTTTATTTTTATATTTTGAAGTGCTGTATAAAAACTAGTAAAAGGGCATCCATAATCCCAAGATGTCCACGTTATATTAGTTATCTCAAAAGTAGCAGCTTGAGATTCAGCTATAGTAAATGTAGCGTCGTTATTACCTGATAAAATTGTTATTACATCACCATCTGTGTATCCTTCACCTTGATTAACTATAGTTACACCTGTAACTCCACCTAATCCATCATCAGTATAAGTAACTGTTAAATTAACGCCAGTACCACCGCTTGTAGCAGTAATTGCACCACCAGCTGGATAACCAGTTCCATTATTAGTAATTCCTGAAACATGGATAAATGTATTTGGATTTACAGTGACAATATCTCCTACGTTGTAAGCATTACCATTTCCACATGTAGGAATAATTGGTTCTAGTATTTGTCCTTCTGAACCTACTGAAGCTGCCTCTATTTTTAAACCAGTACCAGCATTACTAGTTGTTATTGGTGTTGATAACCAAGTATCGTAAGTTCCAAGTTCAAACCCACTACCTCCATCTAGTATAGTTATACCTTTTGCACCTCGCCAAGTACATCCAGGTAAGTCACAAAGTTTTACAGCATCATGGGCAAATACCCTTGGTTCTTTTAGTGTTGTTCCTATTACACTCATTTTTTATTTTT